ATGGAACGAATGATTCCGCTGCCTGTGATTTCAGTTGTTGCTGATTTCATCGCCACATTTGAAACACATGCAGGCATTGATAACTTATTTGCTTATGCTGACGCTCCCGGTGATCCCCCTGTATGTTCTAAACCTAACAAAACTCTCCATTGGCTTAGAACTATCAACAAAGAGTGTGAGGACCCGCTTGCTATCTTGGGACGGCTGATTGGCGGCTACATGGAGACCATTTTCCCCGGAAAACCAGAAACTCCAGTTGAAAGAATGTTGTTTGATTTTCAAACAAAGACAAATGAACTGCTATCTCGTTATGGTCTCCAATATATCAATGGTGGATATATTTCTGATGGTTCTTCAATTTCCTCCATATCATTAAAAGAGGCCATTCATAAGCGAAACTTTCCCGCTGTTGAAATGGAGTTCACCAGAGCAATTTCCAATTTATATGCTGACCCCAGAGAAGCCGTATCAGCTGCTTGCAATATTATTGAATCTACTCTTAAGATTTATATTTCAGATGAAAAATTACCTACACCTGCTAAACAAGATCTTCAAGGACTTTGGAAAGTAGTTCGAGAATCATTAGGATTAGATACAAAGTCCGTAGAGGATGAGGATTTGAAAAGAATTTTAAGCGGATTATATTCCTTAACCGATGGGATTGGTTCCTTGCGTACACATGCTAGTTCCGCGCATGGTGCTGGAAGAAAGATTTATAATCTTAAGCCTCGGCACGCTAGGCTTGCAATAAATGCTGCACATACTCTGGTTATGTTTATCCTTGAATCTTGGGAAGAAAAAAAGAAATCATGAATATGCAATAACGTTAATAGGTGGCTTGTTCACCTATTAACAGATCATTTTATTTTAGCCTTTGTATTTAGACTAAAATTTATTGCCTTTGCATTAGGGGGTGTACGATTACTCTTTACGGGCATAGCAAGCCTAGGGCTAAATGGCAGATTATATGGTAATGCAGGATTGCCTTCCGCATTTTCCCATGAGCGTTTTATCATCCACTTTTCTGCTAACCAGCAAAAATTCCCATAAAATTTAATATTCACGCTACGCCGCGCAGTAAGATATGGTTCAAATTCCTTAGCCAAAAAAATTACTGTAGAACCAAAAACTTTATATAGGAAAAGTTCATCATATAATCCATTTTTTATTGCGTTAGCGCACCGTTCCCACTCATTAAAAACTGTCATCAAAGCACGCGCTTCTTTGGTTTGACGCACTTCATCCCGGCCCCACATCTCAAGCGGTATTGTTTTTCTTACTTTTAAGATATTCAACAAAACTTGCCAGGCTTCTTCAACTTTGTCGCTACGCTTATAAGATGACTCAAAATCTAAAGAATTTTTTTCCTTAGACGTTTGTCTTTGTTTTCTTATACTTATTATCGCAATGGCAGCCGCAACCATCGCAGCAATGATCGTGCTAAAAAAAGTGGGATTGTTATGCCAGAGATTTTCGAGAATTGTCAGTATCTTGTGATAAACGTCTTGATTCATCTTGCTTAATCCATAAACAAAAGAGGTGGGCTTAGGCCCACCTCTGAGAATCGATTAGATAAATGAGTAACTACTTACTTGGAGCTGAAAACGCCCCAGTCTTCTTCGCGGTAGATTTTTTTCATATGCTTTGCCTCTTCAGTTTGCTCATCTACATCTACAGGTTCAAAACCTTGGACGTACTTTATACACATAGACGTTTGCAACCACAAGTGAGTTCCACTTATTTCAGTCACCATCTTCCCCCAAAGAGAAGGGAAAAAGTTTTAGATCAAACAGTTATCCATTGCGTAAAGTATAGCAAATCTACGTCACTCGATCTAACTCATGAAACGAAATTTAAAAAAATACTTTAATATCATGCACATAAAAAATTAGCAGAGATCCTAATGAGATCCTAAAACTGAAAAATACTGAAATTCTTTTCAATCTTTTCAGTTGGCTAACTCTGGCAGAAAGCCAGCAACCATGCGCTCTGGCGACGCTGTCTGTAAAAAAATAAAACTGAAAAATTTTTATGATCCAAAACCTGCAGGCGGGTGCGGTGTAGCGCCGATTTTGTCTGCACAGCGATTATTTTGCCGGGGCTGACGCCCAGCCAGTCCCGCGCTGTGCGGGTGATCTGTTTATGGTTGTCGTGCGAGATGGCTGAGCATGTGCGTGGCGCATAGTGCGGCTGAGGCTTTCTGGTGACGGGTAATAAAAAACCCGCTGTGATAGCGGGTCAGTGTGATGGCTTAGCCAATGACGGGGGAATACTTCTTACTGAGCGCAGCGGCCTGCTGGCCACTCTGTGCGATGGCGCTGCTGTTCGTGGGCTGCCCGGTTGACGGGTGCGTATGGCTGGCCAGCTGGTCAGCCAGCTGTTGCACCAGTGCCACGGTATCGAGCATCAGCTGGGCCACGTTAATTTTCTCTGAACCAATCCACACCACCGGCGCGATAATTTCCTGACGCGTCCCGGCAATGCTCTGGCGCAGCTGGCCGATTTTCTCAGTCAGTGCCAGCCCGACTTTTATCGCCGCGCTGCCCGCAACGTCCGATTCGACATCGCCGCCCACTGTAATCAGCTGATTCTGCTGTGCGGCCACGCTGTAACTGCCGGTTGTTACGTGCTGAATGGCTCCGGCCATCAGTGACGCCGTTCCGATCACCGTGGTCCTGTCCGTTGCTTTCACAGTCGTTTCCCTGCTGACCAGTTCACGCTTTTCAGTATCGGCTTTAACCTCCCGGCTCATGGACGTTTCACGGATGGCCTGATCGGTCTGGCGCTCCCAGTCTCCCGCCTGTGTTACCCGCTGTGAGACTTCCGCGCGCTGCTGCTGCAGCTGTTCGCCCGGCTTAACGTCCGGCAGGCTGGTCCCGTCGGGCATCGTCTGGCGCACAAACGGCTTGTCCGGGCGTCCGCCGGTAAAACCGACCTCAACCAGCGTACCCTCTGGCGGGAACTGGAACATGCCGGAATCATTACCGGCCATCGGTACGGGTAACGGCACGGCAGGATAAACCGGCGTACTGCCGTCAGGATTGCCGTCAGCGTCCAGCAGCTGCAGATTGACGGCATAGCGCGGCCTGAAGGGGTCAGCAAAGTTTCCGCTTTTAACCGCCTCAGTCGGGGCAACAACGCGCGCCATTTTAGGCAGGTGCAGGCCGCTGGCCAGCTCCGGGTAATGGCTTTCAATCTGCCGCTGTACCGGTGTTTTCTGCAACGGCTGGCCTGTAGTGCGGTTTCGCGGCGTCCAGGTGATTGTCATGGTGTCTCTGTTCAGCTGCACCTTTGTTACGCGCTGGCCGTTGACCTCCACGCCCGGACGCAGTGACTGGATCACAGGTACGGTCATCGTATTGCCACCGGCAGTGGACTGGCTGAACTCCGGCGGGATATCCACCGGCTTACCGGCAAACAGCGCCTTCTCAGCGCCGCCCAAATACATGCTGCCATCGGGTAGCTGATACCAGATGTAATCATTAATCCCGAAGGCGCGCCCCAGACTGGCCAGCAGCTGAAATCCCGTGCCGCTGTGCGTGAAGTGCGGGATCGGCCTGTCACTGTAATCAGCCTGCGGCACGGTGACGGTCAGGCCGCTGTGTTCTTCCAGCCAGGCGGCAATCTGGCGAAGCGTCGGGTGCTGGAAGGCGCACGGCCAGGCGCGATCAAATACGCCGCACAGCTCACGGATGAAAAGTCGCTGATAGCCGGTTTCTGAAGGCTGCGAGCGCTCCACGTATCCGGTAAACCAGCGCAGCAGCCGATCAGGATAGCCGGTGTCAATGCGGACCATTTTGCCGGTGTAATCTGTGCTGGTCTTTGCCGTGATAAAGCCACGGCCACAGCTGTTAAGCTCCAGTACCAGAGCGGCATCCGTCAGATGCACTTCGTCAGTTGACAGGTAAAGCCGGGTTACAGGTTTCATCGCTATTCCAGTGCGTCATTCACAGGCTTAAGCACTTTGCGCTCAAACCACGTCATTTGTTCTTCGCTCTCGCCTGCGGCCTGCCCTCTGCCGCCCGCGCTGCCGCTGCCGGTCTGTTTCGTGGCCGTGGTTTTGCCGCTGGCGCGTGCTTCGCGCTTTTCCTGAACACTGACATGCTCTGTCAGCGTGAACGTTATCAGCCAGGACATTTTCCCTTCCTGCTGCGGTGCGTCCACATTGCCGGTGAAAGTCGCCTCGCGAAAACTTACCGCACGCGCTACCTCATGCGCCACGCGGTATTTCTGCCGCTGGCCACTGGCATCAGTTGCAGACGCCAGCTCAAAAATGCGCTTCAGCAGGGCAATATCACTGAACCCGATTTCGCCGCTGATCCGCAGCTCCTTTCCCTTGATACCCTGCTCTGCCTTTGCCGTTGAACTGGTCTGCCCGGACTGGTCTTTGTCCTGAAAAGCCATTGAAACGGTCACCCGCATATTTTTAAGCGGGATGCCCTCACCGTTAAGCGCCAGCGTCGGGTTTGTACTCATGGATCATGCCTCTTATTCCTTCAAGATTCTCACCGACCAGCATCACCGCCGCAGTATGCACAGCGGACGGCTGCGGAATGTCTTTAACCAGCTGCGTGAGTGTAGTCACCACGTCGCCGCTGCCGGTAAATACCCATGCCCGTGCGCTTTTGCCCTGCAGATCGCCCAGCCCGGCGGCAATGTCTGCCAGCATGGCATCACGCTTCTGGCCAAACGCAGCCAGCTGCGCTTTCAGGCCGTCAAGCCCTGCCGCCGCGCCTGCTTCGCTCTGTGCCTGTTTAACGGCAGCGGCTGCAAACGCGGCGCGGCTGGATGGCACGGACAGCGGCACTGACGGCGGCAGCGCAGCGCTCATACCTGCAGGCAGCTGCATCTTTGCCGTGGCCAGCGTGGCGGCTGACTGCGCCAGCCGCTTTACCTGCACAAACGCCGGTGCCGGAAAAACCTCAGTCAGCTGGTTCAGTGAGGACATAAAACTGTCATGCGTCTGGCTGGCCACCATCAGAATCACCACATCAGACTTTCCACCGGTGCCCGCCAGCTTCTGCGCCAGATAAGCCGTGGCGTTAACCGGACTCAGATACGCGCCGTTATCAGTTTGCTGTCCCAGCCCGTAAATCCACGGATGCACCGGGACCATGCTGCAGTTCAGCGCGGTGACTGCATCCGTCAGCGCCAGCTGCGCCTCACGCCACATCATTCAGCTCCGGCCAGACAATGTTATCCGGGTCTGAAACATCAAGCTCAATCAGATCAAGGCGGTAATTTTTCAGCGCTGTCAGACGGGCTGACTGCTCAGCGGTTGCCCTGCCCAGTTCAACCGCATCCAGAAGCGGGGACATTTCCGTAACCGCATCCGAAATCAGCGACAGGCGTTTTTTATCTGCCAGCTCAGCCCGTTCCGCCTGGGTGTATGTGCGCGGCACGATTGCGGAACCGTCAAACATCCATGAACCATCAATCGAGATACTTTCGGGAACCGCTTCTTTTTCAACTTCTGCAACGGAATATCCGCCAGGGTAAAGGCGTGATGCATCAAACCCGAAAGAACGGATCACACCCTCGGTGTCGTAGCAGACTTTCAGCGTGTCATCACTGAAGCGCGTGCGGTGAAAATACCAGTCCTCACCTTTCTCACTTTGAAAATAAAGCGCGGGGATCATCAAATCCGCATATTCCGGAATGTACTGTGTGAAATTTTTAAGGATTAACATCATGCTGTATGCCCTACATTTACCCAGCCTATTGACGGATAATATTTCTGAATCGGACGGTAAAACACCGTATCTCCACCGGGGTTATCGCCTTCATAATTCCAGCCGGTCATCACACAACCACCGGGAACACGCTGCTGACCATTTTTAACAATGAGGAACGCACCTTCGCCACCCAGAGCAACATCAGAAACCCTGTTAAGCTGCGCATCATTCGCTTTATTCCACGCATCATTAGCCCTGTTGTTAGCATTGTCTGCATGTGTGGTAATGGCTCTCAGCGCCCCATTTAAATTAATGTTATTCCAGTAGCCCCGAAAAATACTGTTAGTACCACCGCGCTCAACGATGTCGCCGTTTTCCTGATAAACGTGGCCATTTCCGCCCCATGAAATAATCAGATTTGACTGAATAGTGACGCCGTTCGCAAATGTGACCTGTCCCGTATCGTGGTTAACCGATAGCGGACGTAAATCATTCCATGAGCCATAGGGATCGCCGGGCTTTGTAAACATCAGGTAAAAATTACTTCCATCAAATCGCCAGAACTGGGCACGCCCGTTTGATGATACGATCCTGTAATTATCGGGCTGACCTGAAACCGCCTTGCCGTTCAGCCGAATAAAGCAATCAAGTGAGGACGGGTTTATCTGAATATGGCCACCATTAAATTCAGACATCAGGCTGCCCGTATTAACTACGTTTCCGTCTTTAATTTTTTGAAAGAAGAACGCGCCCCCATAGGTATTTCCCGGTTCGGCACGCGCGACAACGTTCGCTGATACGGCTAAGACATCCCCTTTTGCCTCAAGCGAACCATCCAGCACGCCACCTTTCTGCGAGTAACGCCCGTTTGCGTTGTCCATCGCTGCCTTAACAGCTTTTGGCGTGGCGGCCAGTTTTTCGCTATCGCTGGCCGTTCCACTGAACAGTTTTACAAAACCCTTTTCCTCAAGGGTTGCATCAGGATGATTTCGTGATTTCTCATGCGCAGTCAGGGCATTGCTGGAAGCCTGTTCGTTCAGGCTGCCTTTTGGCCGCAAATCGGTAATGTTCCCGGCAGCGTCAATGCTCGCCAGCGCTGACACGTAATGCTTCACGCCGTCCAGCTCATAATCAGCAAGATCAGCCGCCACTGTGATTTTGCTCTGTACGCCCCAGACGCTGGCCAGCGTCCCGGTAAAGCACACGTCCAGCCATACTTTTACCGGCTTCACGCCGACCGTAATATTCTGGTCAGCATCCAGCTGCGCGCGCAGGCCGCCCACGTATCCCGCACCACGGGAAACAAAAAACTGCGTGCCGCTTTTGCCGACCAGCCAGCCGTCACCGAAAAACGCCGCCGGGCCGTAAATATCGGTGTTTTCCAGCCGCTGGCGTTCATCCATCGCCCCCATGCGCGCGGTGAAATCAATCTGCCACGTTTCCGCTGGCGTATTGATACCGGTTTCCTGCTGTGCGCCGCTGTACTCCATCAGGAATGAACGTGTCAGAACGTTGCCCTGCTGGCCTTCGCGCGTTTTCAGCTTCTGCTGTGCCGGGGCATGTACGATCATGGCCAGCGTGCCGGTTGCGCTGTTCACCAGGCCAATCCAGTTAAACGTAAAATCGCCCGTGTCCGCGCCCATTACCACCGAATGCACCACCGCATTCTGATTCACCACGCCTTTGCGCGTGACAGACTGCCGGTGAACTATCTGTGCCTCTGGCGGGATGCCCTCGCTGCGGTCTACCGGCTTAGCCGGATCGAGACCCGGCACGTTCGCAAAAATAAACCCATCCAGTAAAACCGGCTCGCCGGTTTCCGCCTGGCGCGCTTTCCACTGTTCAAATGCTGTCGTGATAACGGTCTGTGACATAATTTTCCCTTAAATTCCTGCGCTGAACGTCGCGCTGGCCACGTCCGCCCCGGCGATGCGCGCCGGGTAAACCAGATATTCACCCTGGTCCCAGCCTGCGCGGATGGCGAACGGCTGCGAGGTGATCACCTCAAACTGATAGCGGCGGCACGTCCTGCCGTATTGCTGGATAATCTGAAGCAGCAGCTGCGCGTTGTCCGCAATCTGGCTGTCTGAAACGCGCACCTGTATTACGTCCCAGTCAATACCGGGCTGGCGCTCAATCAGCTCCACATAGCCGATCCCCAGCCGCTCAAAAATGCTGATAAACCCTGACACGGACCCGGCATCGCGCGCATTGATAAACGCAAACGCCACGCGCCTGCGGAACAGCGAAAGCGGCTCACCGTTGAAGCGGGTAATATCCCGGTCATACGCCAGCAGATTCAGCAGCGGTTCAGAACAGGTCAGCGGATCAAACTGGCTGACCGGCCACGTAATCCAGCCGTAAACCTGTGCCCAGAACCGGCGCGCGGCTTTCAGAAGTTTGTCCGGCTCCCCTTTGCGCATCCACGTGGGCAGACGCAGCCCGGCCAGCTTTTTATCGAAATCAGTCATGTTCAATACTCACTGTCAGGCTGTTAAGACGCGGCACACTCAGATCGCTGACGATATCGCCCAGCGAAAAGGTGACCGAATCGACTTCCGGAAAAGCCCTGTGCAGCTCACGCCCAAGGTTCGAAAATGAAAAGCGCGCGTAGGGCCACGTCTTTTTAACGTCATAGTCAGCGTTTTCACGGAAGGCGCTGCGGATAAGGTTTCCGGCATTTTTAATCAGCAACGCCTGATTTTCGGCAGTCATGTTGTCCGGGTTTTGCAGATACATTTTCACGCTCAGATCGTGCCGGGTTTCCGGCATTCCGAAGCACTGCATATCGTCGCCGTGGCCGTGATGGCCCTGCGTGTTGATGTAGTCATTAACCGCCGTGATAAACGGATCTGACAGCACGCCGGAATCAAGCAGCAGATAGGCATTTGCCGTTCCCGGCCCGCGCGGCGCATCGTGCAGAAAGAAAATCCGGTCAATGCTCAGCCCCACTACCCCGGCAATCATTGAGCGGTAAACAGCGTCAGTGTGGTAGTTACCCACCAGGTTAAACTGATTGCGGCAGCGCTCGCGCAGCTCGTCATCACTCTCTTCATCTGCGCCCGGCACGGTCAGCCAGTCTTCCTCACTCTCCGCCTGCACAATGCCGGTGACGGCCACCGGCAGGATGCGGTAATAGCCCGGCGCAAGGTTCCACGCGGCCCCCACATCTGACGCACGCACCGGGATCAGCGCACTGGATTCCCCTGCCGGAATGGTGAAATCAGCAACGGTCACCAGCTCGTAAACCACGCCATTAATGCGCTCAGTCTGGATACGCGTACCGGCCTGCACGGTCACATCTGCCCCGGCGCTTTCCTTAGTGAACCGGATCACGCCCTCAGCCCGGCTGGCCGGTTTTGCCGTGACGTTTACCGCCCATGCCAGCAGGCGCAGCATCTGACCGCCTGCCGTGGCCACGAACATATTCACCAGCACCGTGTTGATCATGACGTCCGCCAGCCACAGCACCGGCGCGGTGATAATGGCTGTGACCAGCCGCCAGAACGGCGACATGCGCGACGTGTTGGTGATAAGCCCCTCCTGCGCGGCAATGTCCGTAAAGCGCGCTTTCAGCTCCGCTTCCGTCACCGGCATCCCGCCTGCTTTCACCACCTCCGTAAAATCTACCTGCGGTTTGTCCGTCATATATCCACCCCGTAAGACAGTGCGCCGAAGTCGTATGTGCTGGCCGTCACCCAGAGGCGCGACAGGTTTTCTTCTGTCAGCTCAATGGTGCCGGGAATAATCCGTTCATCGTCCTCAATCAGTAATTCAAGCCGCGTCAGGATATCCGCACGCATCGTCGGACTGCGCTCCGCGATTAATTCCGTCAGCAGCCCGGATTCAAGGATTGCATGCGCAATATCCTGCTGAATACTTTTGCGGTTATTACAGGTGACCGGCTCTTTCCCGGTATTTAAAACAAAGTTTCCGTTTTCAATCAGAAGATCGATATACAGTAATTCACTCATCCTGCCAGCTCCTGCCACTCCATCAGCTGCTGCGGCGTCATGCCACCACCTGTATTAATTTCCACTTTTTCGATGCGTTTACTGTTATCCGTTACGCTCCGGCTGCTGCTGGTAATGGTTTTATTAATTCCGCCTGTCTCAACACCTTTTAACTGGCCGCCGGTTGTCAGATTATTTTCGACGCGTGGCGGCGGTGCGGCAGGCTCCCCAAATTCCGCAATATCTACGCCGGGGATTTTATTTATTTTGCTGATAATCCAGTTCAGCGAACTCAGCGCGGTTTTTTTAATGTTGTCCCACAGGTTCGCAAAGAGATTCATTATCCCGCTGGCCATGTTCCCCAGCGTTTGCGTCACGGAAAAACCGGACAGCAGCGCAACAAAGCTCTGCCAGCCCTCACTGATAAACGCCCAGGCTTTACCAAACACACCGGCCACAGCGGCCACCGCACCAGATACAGCCTGAAAGGCTTCGGTGTTCATCACGGCGGCTTTGATTGCATCCCAGTGTGCGATCAGCAGATAGCAGCCTGCGGCCAGCAATGCGACTGCGCCAATAATCAGCAGAATCGGCCAGCTCATAAAGTTAATGGCGATACCGGTCATTACCGAAGCCATGCGCACGGCCAGCAGTACGCCGCGCAGGGTTCGCATAACGATCGCGTAAGCCTTTACCGCTGCGCCAGCCAGCCAGATCGCCCCGGTGTAAAGGCGCGTTACCAGCAGCAGCCCCATTACGATGCCGCGCAACCCGGTCATAACAAACGTGGCCATGCCCATCACGATATTGGCCACCGCACCCGCACCGGCGAAGCTCAGCACGGCCAGCGCCACATATCCGACCACGCGCGCGATGTTCGGAAACATCTGCATCCAGCGCGCGAACGTCTGCCCCATATCCGCCAGGCGGTTAAGCAGCGGATAAATCACCGGAATCAGCGTCAGGCCGATCACGCGCCGGATGGCTTCCAGAATCTGAATAAAGCGGTCCCACGGCTTAACCATCTTCGCGGCCATTTCCTGCGTGCGCTTAAGCCCGTCATTGCCGCCCAGCTCGGTGATGTTTCGCTGCAGCGCTGTCACGTTGCCCCACAGCTGCTTAACCACCGCTGAACTGTCACCAAACGCATCATCAAGCGCTTTCTGCGCCTCCACGTTACCGGTGATACTCGCCCCGTATTTTGCCTGCAGCTTGATCAGGATTTCCGGCATGGACAGCATCTTTCCGGATTCATTTTTGAAGCTCATGCCCAGCTTTTTCGCGCCTTCCTCAGCGCCGGTCAGGAAGCCTTCATACGAACCGGACGCCTCTGTACCCAGCGTGCGCTGCAGCTCCCCCATCACGGCAAGCTGCTCATTTAAGCCGATACCGTAGTTGGTGCCGACGCCGCGTGCGCCCTCCATCAAATCCTTTATTGCGCCCATTTCCACGCCGAAGCGCTGACGCATAAACGCCACTTTCCCCGAAAGCTGCTCCGCAAACTGCACGTTGCCCAGGCGCTCCGCATCCTCGCGGAAGTTGCCGAACATCTGCCCCATGAACTCTGCCGACTCCGCTGCCGTGCTGCCCAGCGCAGCGGCGGTCAGATTGGCAATCCGGGTAACCTTCGGCAGCTCGTCACCGGTCAGGCCGCTTATGGCGGCGTTAATGCTGGCCGTTGACTGCACAAACTCCACGGCGCTTTTGCCGTAGGTCATCGCAAAAAGGTTCGCGTCTTTCTCCACCTGCTGCAGCGCTGTGCTGTCGATGCCACGCGCGGTCTGCTCCTGCAGCGCGTCATACATTTCAATGGCCGGACCCAGCGCGCCTTTGATGGCCTGACCCACGCCCCACAACGCCGCACCGCCAACACCAACACGCTGAAACGCTGACCGGGACTTGTCTGCAAATTCCGTGACGCCTGCCTGTGCCTGACGAAGCGGCCGCGTTACCTTGTCGATCAGCGATAACGTAAATTCCAGCTGTTTCATTCGCTTCCCTTAAACGCCAGCGCAATGCCGTTTGCTATGGCAATGCGCTGGTTTTCCCAGTGCCGGTTATCAAGCCACAGCGCGGCGGCAAGGTTATCCGCGCTGTCATCCTCTCCGGGCAGCCAGCGACGGCGTAAAATCAGATATTGTTCGAGTCCGTTGGCGTCAATATTACGGACCCGCTCACTTAGTTTTTTACGGTGATTTCCAGCTCAGGCGTATATTCTTCCAGCACCTTGCCCACAATCTGTAATGCCGCACCCGGCAGCGCCAGTAATTCCTGCAGCGCGTCTTTTGTTTCCGGCGTGACGATACGAACCAGAAAGTTATGCGCCGGGGAAACTTTATTTCCCATCGTAATTTCGTTGATATATTTGTTATAGGCGGTGACGTTCGGCGTAAAAGAAACGTCTTTGCCTGCGATGGTCATTTCAATTTTTTTATCACTCATGCTTTTTTCTCTCTTAAATTAATTTCGTCAATAAGCTGGTTATGGCGCGCCGCGCAGGTTGAATAAATATCAATCCACTGAATTAATAATTCCGCTGCGGCTCTGCCGTTGGTGCCGTTTAATCGGGGAAGATTAACGGGACATTTAGTTTTTAGATTTTCCTGATAGGGTACGCTCTGCGTTTTCACTGGCGGCGTTGTACAGCCTGAAATAATCACCAGACAGGCAATCATTACTGAAAACAGGTTTCTCCAGTTCAGCGCGGATGCCGGCCGGTATCGCACCTTTTAATTCCTCCAGTTTGTTCTCAAGCTTCCTGGCTGACTCGCTTGCCACGCCCTGCAGCTGATCACGCGTCCTGTCAGCGGCAATCCCGGCGGCACGCTCTGCGACCAGTTCCACGCTGTCGCGCTTCCACTCAGCCCCGGTCCATCCCGCCAGAAACGCCAGCCCCAGACCGGCCAGCACAAACAGCACGTCTCTGGCCATCAGCGCACACCGTTATGCTCAAGGCTGAAGTGGTTGCCGTCCGGATTCGACTTAAAACGCCCGCCCCAGCTGCCGCCCAGCGATTCCCAGTATTCACCCAGCGCCCGGTAATCTTCGGTGCGGGTTTTGTACTCGCCGTTAACAAACAGGTTGAAGTCCACTGCCAGCCGCTGCGTGTGCAGGCTGTTGGCGATGCCGCTGCCCTTTTTCGCATTCAGCGCGGCCTGCTCCGGCGTGCGGTATGCCTCGCCGAAGGTCAGGCGCATCCCGTGATCATTCGCCCAGGTGATCAGCTGCGCAATCAGCGCGGTAAATAACTGCTGCTTTTCCGATAGCGTCACTTTCACTTCTCCTTATCGTCGCCACCCAGACGGCGGCGTAACCACATTTCACAAAACTGATAACCCAGAATCCCCAGCCCTGCCCCGACCCCGTTAACCGCCAGCGGCGACATATCCGGGAACTGCACCAGCGCCGCGCCTGCCGCGACTGAAATTGCTGACCCCAGAATGACGCGCCCGGCAATCAGGCGCGGCGTGATTTTTTCATTACTGGCCAGCACCTTGCCCAGCGCGATAACCCCGCCGAGCAGCAGCAGCTGCATCAGTGTTTTTTCATGGTCCTGCATCGTATCCCCGTTAGCTGATCAGGCTTTCCGTTGCCGCCGCTTCCAGATACGGCACGCCGTTAATGTTGACGAACTTCGGGCTGGTCACGAAGTACTTAACCTTGTGCGTGCTGATCGCGCCGCCTTTCGGATCGATATCCAGCACGTTGCTCAGCACCAGTTTGCAGCCGAAGGCTTCCACCTTCGTTTCTTCGCTGCCGACCTTCGCATAAAACAGGAAGTCCAGCGTGTCGATGCCCCGCCATGACCCTGCTGCACGCGCTTTTGCGGTCAGCTGCTGAAAGGTTTTGCTGCTCAGCTCAATCTCACCTTCTGCAGCAACTTCCCCGGCTACGTGTCCGTCAGGTACGCCGCGTGTGGACGCCGCCGCTGTGCTATCCGTGATATCGAGTGAGATTTTTTCGACGTGAAGCAACTCACCGTCGATGTTTACATCAAATGACTGACCGCTGATGCGCTGGCTCATGCCGCCTCCTCAGTGCTGTCCAGGCTGGTATCCAGTAGCAGCCCCACGGTAATTTCCTTTGGTGATTCAACCGGACGCATCACGATATAAATCTCCACCTGTTTAGCGCTTTTCCAGCTGATTGATACGTCACCATCGCGCGGTGATTTCACCTCACCGGGGAAACGAATGCCGTTAATCTGGACTGACTGCGACATTTCACGCAGCGGCTTAGCAAAACTCTGCTGCGCGGCGGCAATGCTGCCCGGCGTGCTGTTCAGTGTGCGATCAGCGATTCGGGCGATGGCCAGCAGACGCACGCGGCGCGCAATTTTGTCAGCAATACGCAGGTATTCGATAACCTGATAATCACCGCCTTCCACGTCCAGCGTGCGCCCGTCAGACCAGTAAAGCCCGTCATAGTCCGGATACCACATCGGCACGCTGAAACGCAGTGTTTCCAGCGCCTGCAGCGTGGCCAGCTCCAGCACACTATCCTTTCCATCAACCGGCAGACTGTCACTGCCCAGGCTTACGAGCGCCCCGGTTTTCACACGTGCCGGGCTGTCAGCAATAGTGACGGCGCGGTTACAGAGGCGACCAGCCAGCACGCCCGGTTCATTACCCCACAGGCGCGGAACCAGCTGCACCGCTGACGCGGAAATCCCGCTCTGCGGCTTGCTCATTCGCGTCAGATAATCCGCCCAGGCTTCGTCACTTTCCGGACCACCAACTGACAGCATGAACCAAACCCAGCGCCCGAATTTTGCCAGCAGCGTGTTGCGAAGCGTGGCAGCGGTATCAATCTCCTTCTTATCCGGAACATCCGCGCACAGTACGACGCCCTCCACGGATGCCACCTGTTGCGCGCTCAGTACGGCGTCTGCCCATGCCGACAGCTCTGCATCTTCGGCAAGTACATGCACATATGCGGACCAGTTCTGACCGGCATTATCCATTGCGGCCATGACCTGGCTTTTCAGCACCGATTCCGCCGCACCCAGCTGCTTATCAAAATCGGTCTGCGTATTAACCGGCAGCGTCTTCCCGGCGTTGGTGGCGCCGTGTCCGACAAAGAGCACGACGCGCTCAATATCCTTAGTTTCACCCTGCAGCTGATTAAGCTGATTGACCGTTACATTTGGCCAGCTCATATCCTTCCCCTGATATCCTGCGCATTAACGTCCCAGCCGTAGCCAATGGCCTGCAGCTGGCGCGCCAGCGCCTTATTAAAATCGTCGCTGCCCATCCCGAGAAACGGACGGGACGGCACATCGACAGTCCATACTGTTTTTGCCGCCCGGCCCGTCAGCTTGCGGATCAGCAGACCGGCCTGCGCATATCCCATCGTTTCGGTAATTTCCTTAAACGGCGGCTTACGCCACCGCTTCCCGCGCTTCACTTTGTAGCCCAGCTTTCGCAGCCGTTTAGCCTGCGCCAGCGTGGCCATTTTTCCTGCCGGTGCGGGGCGACTCGTTCCGCGTGCCCTGACGCTGGTTTTCATGCCTTGCTGCTGCGCATAACCCACGGTCCCTGCCGGTACTGCTTTGTTCCCGTTCCGGTATCCACCGCCCTGCAGGTAAAGCCGCACGGCTTCAATTTCGGGCATTTCGCGGATGTGCAGCAGGTTCGGCAGGTTGCGCAGCATCTTTCCCCGGCGCCGCGTTTTTCTTGCCTGCCACGGCGTGCCGTCCGGTGACTGCTGATTACGCACGTTGCGCTTTGCAGCCGGGATCACGCCATACTTCGCCATGCGCCAGATAAGACGCTGGCGCTTTTTGTCGGGCAGCTCCAGCTTTGCAATCTCGCGGCGCATTTCACGCAGTTGCGCGGCGTTAATCTCCGCCCCGAAAATCACTCCGCCACCTCCGTGTAAATCATCGCGCTCAGCGCCGTCCAGATTTCCGGATCGGCCAGCCGGTAACGCCCGCCCTGATAAGGAATGTGCCCGTTTTCATCCGGCACGATAATCAGCCGTTCCGCCATCGGCACCGTAACGGACACAATTGCGGCTTCCTCGTCTATCAGCTCAATGTCCCAGTCAGGATCGGCATTCGTTATCCCGACCTGGCCGAATAAATCCCGGTCCTCTGTGTCAGTCGCCTGCCACACTTCCAGCAGCGCCATCAGCAGACGCGGATCACACTCACGGTACGGGAAGCGCTCCCAGATAAGCTCAGCGTCATAGCGGATCACCGAAAGCTGCACCTGCCCCAGACCCATATCACGCGCGGCGGGGATGGTTTTCAGTCCCGTCATTTCACTGGTAAATGACTGCATGGCACGCGGCGGCATTTCTGACTTAATGAAGCTGGTCAGTGATTCAAGCTGACTCTCTCTGCTCATACCTGCCTCACTGTGGCGCGTTTAAGCCCTTTGATCAGGCGGATAGTCACTGACGCCTCCGCCAGCAATCCCTTGCGCGTTTCATCGCTCTCCTGTCCCGGATGCGACTCGCGGCGGCCAACTGACGCAAACTCACCCATAAGGTCCGCTTTTGCCCTGGCATACACCGCTTTTTTGTACTGCGCCGCCAGCTGACTGATGCCGTTCATGCTGACCCCCGGCACGTCAGCAGCGGTCTGATATCCTGCCGCCCGGTGCTTTTCCTGCACACCGGCAAGCCCGCTGTTTACCTCCGCTGCCGCCGTAAGCAGCGCATTCGCCACTGTCTCCGCGTCCACGTCAGCCGGAATACTGCGGCTGCGCTGGAAGTCTGACAGATTCATATCCGGCCAGAATCCGTCATTGGTCAGCGGGCTGTCCTGGTACTCAATCGGCTTGCCACTGAACATAAAATCCCCCGTAAAAAGGTGGGCTGACCGGAATCCACGGCGCATTACACTGCGTGTTCTGCCCTCATCCGCGCCCACCCGGCTTGCGGTAGTCGTTATTCAGCCGTAAGCGCCCGGATGCGCGCCGCAATTGTCTTGCGCATCGTGCCTACGCCTGCCTTGTGATACTTCGCCTCGGCGGCCGCCAGCAGCCGGTCAGCCTCAGACAGCGTTTCGACGCTATCTGACGCCGCCGCCCGCGCCTGTCCTGATTCATCACGCAGCAGCAGCAGCCCTGCGAACTTGAACCATTTGGCGGTGATTTCCTCGTGCAGCCGCCAGCGCTGCGTGACGTTCTCAAACGTCCGCGAGAAATAAGGCTCTAAGTCTTCACCCGCCTGGCTTGCCTGCTCTGCCCAGTTCATCATCTGATCGGCCACAAAGACCGGGAATCGTGATTTGATGTTCTCCGGCGTGGCCTGCTCCTGCGCAATGGCAATGTCTGCCCAGTCCAGCGCCTGATCGAACTCGCCCACGTCAAACAGCCAGACGACGCAGTAAGCGAACACCGGATTGGCATACACGCGCCCCAGTTCAAGGTAACTTTCCACCGTGGGCATCCACTTCGGCAGCAGCACATCACGCTTCATGGCCACGCGCTCTGCCGTTGTACCGAGACTGCGTAATACCGCCACGTCTTCCATGATTTCCTGCATCTGCAGGTGAAGGCTGGCCGTGGTGTTCACTTCCTCAAGCCGCGCCTGCTGCTGCTGCATGGCCACGCGCTGGCTGTGTCGCTGTGCGGGTGAAAGACTCATGATTAGCCCTCTGCCGGTTCGGTCACCTTGCCGATGGTTACCGCATCTTCGTCAATGGCCGCATACAGCTCCGGCTCCTCGACGGCGTAACCTTCATTGCGCAGGTACTTGTTTTCGTACTGCTTGCGGTCTTCCACAAACTCCGCCTTACGCTGGCGCGTGCCGCGCTGCGTGTAGATGTGCAGGTTTGACAGTGGCGTGACCACCATGCGCTTGCCCGGCATAAACGGCGGGATAATCGCGGTGCGCCCGGCAATGGTGCTGCCCAGCATCTGCGCGGCGATTTTCTCCGTGGGCTTGTCCGCCTTCTGATACAGGCGGTATTGCTCCGCCGCGACCAGATCGGCACCGACCAGCACCACCAGACGCGGATCGTTACGGAACTGTGCCGGGATTTTGGCGTTGATCAGGTCAGAGGCCATCGCATCCAGCGAGCGATAATCACCGGCATCGTCCAGGGTGACCGCATCGGTCATAATCTGGTAACCGTCTTTGAAGCCTTTCATGCGCTGATGCCAGCCGATATTGACGTCCTCGCCGTTCGGGTTTTTATCCGGATCGGTTGTCGTCGCCACCTCTTTACCGTTAAAACCAATGCGCAGCATGTCCAGCGCAAACGCCTGATTGGAAAACGTCTGCACCATCTGGAAAAACTCACCTTCATCACCGGCGTTTGCCCACAGTGAAAGCAGATCCCACTGAAGTTCGGCGCATGAATCCGTTTCAACCAGCTTGTAATCGTTGCCGTCCACACCGACTTTGCGACGAAAACGCCCGCCAGCTACGCGCCCGGTATGTAATCCAGATTTACCAACCTGAACCACCTGACCGCTCAGCTGGTCCACGTCCGCGATAGTGATCAGGTCAATAAACTCCACGGACTCCAGCAGCGCAGCGCGGAGGCTGGTTTCCTGCGGATCGGTGAGGCTGAATGCGCGGGCCGGATTCGTTACGCCGTAATGCTCAGCCAGTCCGGCGGAGAAAGCGTCAATGAACGCCAGTGCGCGTTTGTTTAACTTCATAAATAACCCTCTCGCAAATAATGCGATTTATAGAAACTTCCCTGACGAAGGCGAAATTAGATGAATTTAAATTTGCGGCTTTCCTGCTTATCGCCGGGATTACGCTTCGGCAGCTGTGTAATCTTGTTATCCAGCTTTCCAAAGTTTTTAATGACTGCCCCGATATTTTCACGCAGCGTTGCAAATTCCTGCGTATCCACCACTTCGGCAATGGTATCCACATCTTCCTGCGTGGAAGCCAGCTGCGTTTCGATTGCAGACACACGGCCTTCCAGATTATTCAGGGCTTCAGCCAGCGCCTGTAATTTATCGCTGTCTTCAGGCGCGTCAGTATTCACGTCATCTTCAGCGAATTTTTTAGGCTGAATGCCAAACAGCTTTTGCCAGTTTTTCATTTTTGTTTCCTGTTCCACTTTTCCATTCCGGCCAAACTTATAGCGATAGCAGCCGGGTTTGATTTTTTTGCGCTGGCTAAAGCGCATACGTGAAGTGCCCACGCTGGCAGGCGAGTCCGTTGCCGCCAGCCCTTCGAGATAGCTGCGCCCTGTGCCGCGAAAGTTTCCGTCTTCGGTCAGTTCTACCGAAAAATAAAGAAGCTGATCGCGCTTATTGGCTTCAATCAGGCTCATGTTCGGACTGATTTTTGCGTAAAGCCTTACCAGCCCGTCATCACCTTCCTGCCACATCACCTGTTTTACGCAGCCCCCATTTCCGTAATCGCGTTCATGCTCCGGCCAAATAAGTGCGGCGTATAATTCAGGGTCATATGTTTCAGCAGCATCAATTAACCATTCCCGTTTTAATTCGCGGCGGTCAACCGTATCTCCCTCGGTGGCAATACACAGCCAGTCAGTACATAACTGTGACATATATTTCCCTGCCCTCCGTAACAGCAGAGCCATTATTAATGAATTAAACGCCTGCTGCATCCTGACAAATTCCGCTGTGTTCGGATAAAGGCAATTAGGCGAACCATAAAGAATCAAAGCGGGATTTTTATTTACTCTGCATCGGCATAATAGCGTTCAGGCAAATAAAGGAATGAAACTACCGGATGGCTAAATACAGTGAAGAATTACGCGGCGTTGCACGCGCCCTGTATTTAAGGCGATATACGCCGAAAGAAATTGCCAGTGAATTAAATCTGCCGAATGCGCGGATCATTTATTACTGGGCAGAAAAGGAAGGCTGGGCAGACATGCTGAGCCACGAAAGCACTGAAGATGCGATTGAGCGCCGCATCCAGCTGCTGACCGGGCGCGACGGCAAAACAGAGCTGGAACTGAAAGAACTGGATCAGCTGATTGCCCATTCAGTAAAGCTGCGCGCGCAGCATAACAAACATAAAGAGAAACTGGCCGCCGCGCGCCCGGCATCTGCAGGCAGCAGCAACGGCGGCAGCGAAGAGGAAGGCGATCAGCCTCGCAGTAAGCGCAAATACAATAAAAACGACGTATCCGGACTGACGGAAGACGACCTGAACCTATGGGCTGAAGAACACCTGTTTGGCTACCAGAAACACCTGCGCCTGAACATTGGCCAGCAGGTGCGCAACATCCTCAAAAGCCGCCAGATCGGTGCGACCTGGTATTTTGCTTTTGAGGCGTTTGAAAATGCCGTGCTGACCGGCGACCCGCAGATTTTCCTTTCCGCTTCGCGTGCGCAGGCGGAGGTTTTCCGCTCATATATCGTCAACATCGCACAGGAATATTTCGGTATCACGCTCACCGGCAACCCTATCCGCCTGAGCAACGGCGCAGAGCTGCGCTTTCTGTCCACAAACAAAAACACGGCGCAGTCATACAGCGGCCACCTCTACTGTGACGAATATTTCTGGGTTCCAAACTTCGCGCGGCTGAATGAAGTGGCGTCTGCGATGGCCACACACGACAAATGGCGCACCACCTATTTCTCAACGCCGTCAGCCAAAACGCACCAGGCTTACCCGTTCTGGACCGGCGAAGAGTGGAAAAAAGGCAGCAAAAAACGCGCCGCCGTGGTGTTCCCCACGTTCAACGCCATGCGCGACGGCGGACGCCTCTGCCCCGATGGCCAGTGGCGCTACGTCATCACGATGGAAGACGCCATTGCCAACGGCTTCAACCTCGCCAGCATCGACAAGCTGCGCAACCGCTACAGCAAAGACACTTTCGATATGCTGTACATGTGCGTGTTCGTCGACAGTAAGGACGCGGTATTCAGCTTTTCCGACCTGGAAAAATGCGGCACGGATATCACGTTCTGGCAGGACCACGACCCGAAAGCGCGCCGCCCGTTTGATGATCGTCCGGTCTGGGGCGGTTATGACCCTGCCCGTTCCGGTGACCTGTCTACCTTCGTGATTTTGGCACCGCCGGTGCTGGCCGGTGAGAAGTTCCGCGTGCTGGCGATTATCAACTGGCGCGGCATGAACTTCCGCCATCAGGCCAGCGAGATCAAAAAACTCTTTGCCCGGTACAACTTCACCTATCTGGGCGTAGACGTGACCGGCATCGGCCAGGGCGTTTATGACAACATTCACCCCTTTGCCATGCGCGTGCTGAAACCTATCCGCTACGACCTGAGCACAAAAAATCGCCTGGTACTTAAAGCGGCAGACGTTATTGAAAGCGGACGCATCGAATGGGATGCGGATCTGAAAGAGGTGGCCGCGTCATTTATGTCCATCCGGCGCGCCGTCACGAAATCAGGCAGCGCGGTGACCTTCGTCGCTGATCGCACGGCAGAAACCGGCCACGCAGAGGCAGCCTGGGCAATTATGCACGGGCTGGACAATGAGCCGCTCAACTACGAGCACAAACCTAAATCTAAATGGAAGTTTCAGAAGGCAGCATGAAAAAACGATATAAGCAACGCGCCAGCGGCGCACAGCAGGCGGCAGGTAAGCGCAAAATGTCCGTGCTGCGCTTCGGCAAGCCTGAACCGGTACTGACCACTGGCACAGATTACCGTGACGTCTGGTATGACAACGATTTTGATCACTACAGTCTGCCGATTGACCGCCTTGCGCTGGCGCAGCTGGTAAACCTCAACGGCCAGCACGGTGGCATTCTGCACGCGCGCAAAAACATGGTGCTGTCGGATTATCTGGGCGGCGGTCTGACGTTTGACAGCCTTGAAGCTGGCGCGATGGATTTGCTGACGTTCGGGGATCTGGGGCTTGTAAAAATCCGCAACGGCTGGGGCGACGTTGTTGCCCTGGAACCCATGCCCGGCCTGTATATGCGCCGCCGCAGGGACGGTGAATTTGTGGTGCTGCAGCAGGGTGAACCGCTGGTTTACGCTGAAGAGGATGTGATTTTTATCCGGATGTATGACCCGCAGCAGCAGATTTACGGCCTGCCGGATTATATCGGCGGCATTCACTCAGCCCTGCTCAACAGCGAAGCGGTGATTTTCCGCCGCCGGTATTATCACAACGGCGCACACACCGGCGGCATTCTCTACACCACAGACCCGAACATGACGGATGAGGTTGAAGAAGAGATAGAGCAGCAGCTGGCCAACAGCAAGGGGATCGGCAACTTCAGCACTATTCTGGTGAACATCCCCGGCGGCGATAAGGAAGGCGTGCAGTTTATCCAGATGGGGGATATTGGTGCGAAAGATGAATTTGCCAACGTGAAGAACATCAGCGCGCAGGACGTGCTGAACGCGCACCGCTTTCCGGCTGGCCTTGCGGGGATTATTCCGCAGAACACTTCCGGCCTGGGTGACCCGGAAAAGGTGGAAGCCACCTATAAGAAAAACGAGGTTGCCCCACTCCAGCGCCGCCTCATGATGGCGGTGAACGGTGATCCGGAAGTACCGGAACACCTTCACCTGAAATTTGCCCAGCAATCAAAGAACAAGGATGCGGCATGAGGCGTAATCGGATAAAATCCAGGCAAACTTACAACGCCGGAGCCGCAAATATGCGCGTGTTAAAAATTGAGTGCCCAGAGTGCAAATCAAAGGCGGTCATCCGTAAAACAAATCGCAAACATCGCGATATTGCTGATATTTATTGCTCATGTGCAGACGTTGAATGTGGACATACTTTTGTTATGAATTTGACGTTTTCCCACACAATCAGCCCTAGCGCCAAAAAAGGCGATTTACTGATTCAGCAGGTAATCAGCGGCATGTCAGCAGAACAAAAACAGCTGACTTTAAAACTTCTGCAGGCATCTTAATAAGAACGCCCCTCACTAACTGGGGCGCTTCTCCTCGCTTCGCTTTTCAGGTCAGCTAAAAGGTCTTCCGTCAGTTCACCCAGCCATTCATCAAGTAATGCGCGGCGTTTATCTTCCACAAGTGAATGAGTCATCATTTTCACTATAAAATCAATCCGTTCCACTTTAACTATCTGACTTAACGACGCAGACATTTCAACCTCCCTTACATTAAACACTGTATAACCATACAGTATAATATTCATTACAAAATATGAATCTTTTTTTTGAGATTCATCCGCTATAAATTCTATGTAATACCGGGTGTTAGCCTACGGCCAGCACTCGTTTTCATTGGTATCAAGAATGTCTATCAACCGCTCCGCCTGATACTTCAAAAGGCCATGTCCCCTGAAAGAGATCGCAGCCCCACTTAATAGCCGCTCAATTTCTTCATCACTGCCTTCAAATCCCCTGGCTTTCAGCTCCACCTCTAACCTGCGGCGCTTCGGCCCCGTACAGTTATTGACAGAACTCCAAGGGGCGGCGTTGCCGCCATGAAAACCAGCCTCCGCTGGCGCTTCGGCCTGTTTGGCTATTTTTTCCCACTTAACCAGGCGGGTGAGCACTTCGGAATTTGCAAATCTAGGTGAGTAAATCCCCTGCACGCGCTGTACGTCTTCACCGTATTCATTACCCATTTCGGTAATTTCATAACAAAGGCGGATCATCAGATCTTCGCGCGCAACCAACGGACCTCCCTGCGCCATTGTGTAGGACGCCCAGCAACTGGCCACTGACGCAGAGGCCAGCACCGCATCCATCTGCGGGTTATCCAACTGCGCATCACCCAGACGGCGCAGTTCACGCCAGACTGTGACCGGCGCGCCGCCTATCTGCTGGAACTGACGGATACGCCAACGGGACGCCCATGCAGAAACAGCCTTCGCCATTTCACGCATGTTCTCGCCGGTTTCATCGTCTTTCTCACCTTCCAGCGCAAAGCCGTCGATATTTTTTGAAATGTATTTCGCTATGTAGCCCGTTGCGCTGCCCTTCTCAGGATCGATAGGCTCAGCATGAAAGCGGGCCTTCCGTGAAGCATCAGAGTTCATTTCGTGCGCGTCTTCTTCCCGTGCATAGCGGGCCATGATATCGCCCACACGCTCGATGTTTTCAGGCAGCATAAACAGCAACATATGCCAGTGCGGCGTTCCGTCGTGATGAGGCTCAACCACACGAAAACCAAAAACATGAATATCCTTACGGGAAAGCGCGGCGCGTATTTTTGACCAGACCTTGCAAAGATACCGCTGCGTATCTTTGGGACTGGAGCCGTTCCATTGCGAGACAAAACCGCCCTTGCTGTATGCGGCGTGGAACTTTGAAGGCGCGGTCAGGGTATAGAACATACCCACGCATCCCGTTTCGTCAGCTACGTCTTCAAAGCCGCGCATTCTGGTCATTAGCTCACGGCGGCGGATCGCCGGATTGGCCACGCTGCGGTTAACCATTTCATCCATCGCAATCCGGTCACCATCCTGATTAATCAGGTCGAATCGCTTCAACGCCTCACGGTTTCGCCTCTTCTGCTCTACCCATTCGGCCAGCGTTCCGCGTGAGACATAAGGCGAGGCTGATTTCTGTACCTGCCCTACCGCTATAGCCATGTGCTCACGCTGCAGATCGCGCATCTGCTTTAATCGCCCACGCCACCATTCAGGCGCTGTCATGCGCAAAATGCCCGACTGCGCCTTACGCAACGACAACTCACCTTTACTGGAACCGTATTCCGCCCAGTAAGGTGGCTGCGTGCCTGTCAGCGCAGCCAGCTCAGCCACATAGCGATATGCAACGCGGGTTACAGTCACTTCATCCGATTCCTGCGGCAGTGAAACTTTGCTGACAAAATCGGCCATGCTTAGCGAAAGGAAGGAAGCGATTTTATAGGACAGATCGCGCAGCTCCTGCCGGTCTAACGTTGGCAGGCGATCAAGCTGTTTGATGAAAGGCAGTTCATGCTGTGCCGCATCGTTAATGCGGTAGCGGCTGCGGACAAGCTGCAGGCGTGGTAATACATTCTGGCCAACTGTCTGGCGAAGAAATGCATTAGCCCGGCGACGGCCATTTTGTGCAGAAAATATTTTGGTGTAACGGTCAGCAAAATAACCGGCAAGGTAATCCGGAATTTCGTGTAAGAAAGGGCTGCGCCAGTCATGGTCTTCGGGATTAAGATTCCATAACCGACGCTCTGAAAGAGACATGCCAGCAGGCGCAGACATGCCAAAAAACTCACGCCGCTGACGATCTACGGCGTGGTATTCACCCTGCAACAAATCAGGCTGCATTTCAGACATGGGCAACCTGCTGCGCACTCAGCTTTTCAAACGCGACATGAGTCAGTTCCGTAAGACGTCGCGTTTCGCTGACGAACGCGGCGAACGTATCCATATCACCCTGACGCACCAGCCGCCCGGTGACGTCCGAAATGAGATCGCGCAGCAGCAAAATCTTACTACTGTAAATAGCCATGGTCTGCGGCACCTGCTCCCGCACACCCTCGACGTCCAACCATCCCAATCTTTCCAGCGCAACAAGCGCGTCTTCGCCTGGCTGCTTATTTCTGATTGCACGGATAAAATAAACATCATCAATCTTTACTCTCACAGCGCTGCGCTCTCTGCTTTTGAGAGGTGGCTTAATGCTCATAGCTCACCCCGAAATACATATAACTGCGCGCATCTGCTGGACTGACAGGCTTGATTGACAAAACAGCATATTCATAGGCATTTGGTATTACGACGTCTGCAGGCAGGACGTGAGTTACAACCGCCGCCCACTCCCGCCCGGTATACTGATCGTTAACGCACTCCAACAGCGCCAGAACATCCCCGGCCTTAAAATCGCGGTCATTTTTCCGCAGTTCAGCTTTTTTACTTCCATCAAGCACCGAATTTAAATGCTCAGGAGCTATTTTGAGGTGATGCTCTCTTATTGCCATAACGCACCGCCTTTGCCGTCAATGACTTCGGCTTCCTGCCGGATCAGTTCAACAATCTCAACAGCAGATAGCCCTTTATTGGCTGCGTGCGTGGCAAGACGATCAAGGCGGCCAGAAAGCTTAGTTGCCATATCTTTGCCACCCTCAATACGCGCCTGTTTGCACAGTTCCTGTACCAGTTCATTGCTGCCGGCCGTTTCTTTTTTTAAATCCTGACGGGTCATTCTCATGGCGATTTCTCCATTTAAGGGCGCACGAATCCCCGGCTATCCGATGGAAAGCCAAAAATCGTGCGGCAAGTTATTAGCGGTTAAACAGCGAATTAAGGATCGAGGAACGGAAAGGCTTCACATACATCTGCGACTGGTTAGGTGATGACAGCGAATGTAATTCGTAAGATGCGCTCCACCATGAACGGATAAGCGCCACAACGGGCGATACTCCAAGGAAGCCCGCGGCAAAGTAAATCCCGCGGATTGCGCTCAGTGCTTCAGTCTGCTGCGCATGGGTTTCCGCCTCGCGAAATGCACGACACCAGAAAGCAGAACTTACGAGCAGCCACTGTATTTTGTCGTCCAGGTGGATCGTGTCATTGAAGACGAAAGACCTTAGTGCAACAGTGCTGCCTTCGGCGTCGCATTTGCTGATGAAGAACTCTGCATAATCCGGGTTAACGCCCCAGTCGCGGAAATCTTCAAGCAGCCCTTTTTTTTCAACGGTGATGATATTCATAACATTTCCTCAGTGGGCGTGATTGTCAGCGGGTTTACGCAGCTGCTGCCGCGCCTTTATCAGCTCATGTACTGGTGTTCCCGGTACAGTGGGTACTGCTCGCGCTGCGTTCAGCGCGCTCGGTGATGGTTTCTTTTCCTGTTGAAACGCCAGCGGCCCCAGCCCCTTGAACATTTCAACCATGCATTTCAGACGCTGCAGGCCGCGCTTAATCTGGTGTAACTCGTGGTCAGTGAACTGGCCCCACGAATAACGACAGTGACGCGCCTTTAAACCTGCGGCGTGCAGAATAATTCCGCGCTGATGTTCACTAAGCCGCTCCCAGATGCTGTATGCCTGTGTGCTATGGCCAGAAACCATCTGGCGCAGCACCCCCAGCCATTTTTCATCGTTTGCATTCATGCTTTGCCTCATGATTTTTACGGGTAAAAGCAGGATTCCAGCGCTGCCCGTTTGGCAGCTGGATGGTGCCGTGGCCATACGCAGGCAGCTGCTTCGATGGCGACTGGCGCTTTAGCAGATTCACGAATACGAACATGTTCACCTCACGCAACAATGCCAGGCATTGAGGCGCTTACCACATCAACGGCAGCAGCCAACACCGGCACGGTTTGAAAACGACTTTCAACGGAATAGACGAGTAAAGACAGGCTGCGGATAGCATCACTGGCTCTGTTAAGAATCTGATTGCGGCGTGCAACGGTCATCTTTTCCGTTGAAACCGCTTCCCCAGCGATTACCCCGACACTGGCCACAGCAGTTAATGCGCAAAACTGCATGTTTTCAGGTCTGGCGTTGTTGACCGGTACAGAAGGCTGACAATTAATCTGCCGTAGAAAACCGTCCAGAATGGTTGGGTCTTCAGTGAGATCGATGATCGCCAGCAGTTCAGGTAATGTCAGTTGGTGCGATTGGTCCGGGTTCAGCTTGTTGCGCAGTGTTGCCGGTTGCATACCAACTTTTTTAGCCAGGTCTGTGATGTTATGTGCCAGCGAAAACTGGCGGCAGGCATCATCAAGGTAGTTTCGTACTGAAACTTTATAATCGTACATGATTCGTACCTTACGAATTGATAGCCTGAATTACGCGTGAAGCGAAATGCGGCATTCGCTTAACGCTTCAACAGTAAGGGCAGCCATGTTTACTTCGACTCGTGCACGCGGCTTATCACCTTTTCCGCGAATAGGTAAGCGGCCATCGCGAACCATGTCACGGGCAGTACCCATAGCGATGCCTGTTAGGCGGCAGTACTCTTCAAGGGGCAGATAGGGCGTAGGGATGGTGATTGTAATGTTAGGACGCATAGGGCAAACTCCTGATTCGTTTGAATGCAGCAACATTCAACAATATTCACGTTTATCGAACTTACAACACGGAGACTAATTCGACTTAATCGAATTTGCAACCAATAAATGCGAGATACTGGAAAATTCACCCTACCAACTGATAGCGCATTGGTCTTAGATCGTGTTTGTGAGGCTTACGGCTTCAGCACATCCCTGCAGCTGGCAGATCATTTAGAAATGGCTGCAAGTAGCATGTCAGCCAGAAGAAAGCGCGGCACTTTCCCGGCGGATATTGTTGTGCAGTGCGTACTGGAAACCGGTGTTAGCTTGGAGTGGCTAACAACCGGTTCAGGCAAAAAGTTTGAAGATGATTCGTTAGATATACTAAAACTACCGCGCAAAAAACTTATTGAAGGGAAGCTGTTCGATTCTGGATTTGTAATGCTTGATAAAGCCTTCTTTCGCGAAGGTGCACCATTACCTACAGATGCCTTTTGCCTTTTAGACGAGAACGCCCAGTACGTTATTGATAGAAAATTCTCTGAAATATTCGATGGGGAATGGCTGGTCAATATCGAAGGTAAAGTGAGCGTCAGAACTTTAGGCCGCATACCCATCAGGAAAATCAGAGTTAGCGGAATTGGCATGGCATTTGATTGCAATATTGATGATATAGAAGTGCTGGGACGCATAGCGTTAAAGATTTCTAACTAGCGAAGGAATGATTGACATGATTAATTTTAAGACTGCAACACAGCAGCAGCTGAAAGAAGAATATAAAAGACTTGCCGAAGTTGTTAAGAACTTTTCGTTTGGCACAAAAAAGGAATTTTACCATCTACCTAATATCATTGGTGACAATGAGCAACCTCTGGCTGTTGCAAGCGGCATGATGGACGGTAATACATGGCTTATCACATTAACTAACCAACGTGTAATATTTCTAGATAAAGGAATGCTGTTTGGTGTGAAACAGGTTGATATTAACCTGAAAGATATTGTAAGCGTTGGCGGACAAACGGGAATGATTTTGGGTTCAATCACAATTTCGACTAGCGGCCAGAATTACACTATTAAGGACGTTGCTAAACAAAGCGTCATTCCTTTTACTAACTTAGTTAATTCCACACGCAATAACTTAAACACCCCAGCCGAAAAAATCACATCGTCGAATGATAACGATATTGTTGCACAGCTCGAACGACTGGCATCGTTAAAAGAAAAAGGCATTCTTACTGAAGAAGAATTCTCGCAACAGAAACAAAGAATCCTCAATTCATAATTATGTCTATTCGCAAGCAAACTGATGGCAAATGGTTACTGGATTTCTACCCGGAAGGCAAACCGAAAGGAAAACCCAGTAAGCGAATCCGTAAGACCTTTTCCACAAAAGGCGAGGCCATTGCATATGAAAATTATGTAATGGAGACATTAGTTGAGAAACCTTGGTTAGATGGCAAAGAGGATCGCCGCAAATTATCAGAGCTTGCACAGCAATGGTTCGATGAACACGGCATCACCCTGGACGACGGCACAAAACGCCTTAAGGCGATGAAGTTTGCCTGTGAGAGCATGGGCAACCCGCTTGCCCATGAGTTCAGCGCAACCATGTTCTCTGTATATCGTAAAAAAAGACTGTCAGGCGAAATAGCTAGGACTGCGCGAGTGCAAAAGGTTTCGCCACGAACCATGAATTTAGAGTTGGCTTACTTCCGGGCGGTCTTCAACGAACTAAAGCGGCTGGGCCATTGGAAGAAAGATAACCCTCTTGAAAACTTGCGCCCGTTCAAATCTGAAGAAGCAGAACTTGCTTACCTTGAGGCAGAGGAAATAAAGCGACTTCTTGATGAATGTAAAAATAGCCGTAATCCGCATGTTTACCATGTAGCACATCTATGCTTAGTAACAGGTGCAAGATGGGATGAAGCAGAATCACTGACTACTAAACAGATCAAAAGCCTTAGAGTAAGTTTCATAAAGACAAAAGGTAATAGGAATCGGACCGTACCTATCAGTCAGGCCGTTTATGACAGCATTCCGAAACCCGAAAAAGCCGGGCGTTATTTTGACACCTGTTATTCTGCTTTTCGCAGTGCTGTTAAAAGAGCTGATTTAGATTTACCAGATGGGCAACTTTCCCACGTATTACGCCATACTTTTGCATCACATTTTATGATGAACGGTGGCAATATTTTGGTGCTTCAACGTATTTTAGGCCACACGGACATTAAAATGACAATGCGTTATGCACACTTCGCTCCAAGTCATTTGCAGGAGGCAATCACATTTAACCCTATGGCTAAAATTGCCCCCTTTTCGTCCCCCCAGAACGCAAATATTCAACATTATCCCACAACATTCAAATCAGATTCTGAAGAATAATCAGTAAGTTACTGTTTTATAAAGAGTGAGCACCGTTCTCATAATCGCTTGGTCGCTGGTTCAAACCCAGCAGGGGCCACCAAATAAAACAAGGAGTTAGATGAGAAATCGTCTGACTCCTTTTTCTTTGGGCGCGAATCAGGTGATGTAGTGGGTGACGTAAGTGAATGGCTGGGTGACGTAAGTAGTGTGGGTTTAAATGTCTGGCTGGCCGGTTGCCAGAAACCTGATTTCCTTTTTCGAAAAGCCTGACAGCCATCCAGATTCAATCATTAAGACAGCCTTATCTGACCCCCCAGGATTGCAGTACAAAAACAAGCCATGAGTTTCGACGATTCCATTCAGCAATTGCGTAATGAGCAACTCGCGCGCCGGTCCGATACAGAACGCTTCATCAGTGTTAAGACTCTATTTGAACAGCTCAAACAGCGTTATCCAGATCAGAGCTACAACGCCCTGTGCCTTTTAGCGCTGAAAAAGTATCGACGTTCAGAGCATCAGCCTTCGCTGTATTGGTTTAGATATGAAAGCTGGTATTGTAAACAGACCCGTTTTAGTTCCACACACTTTTTGAGATTTCCGGTTTCTCAGCCATCAGCCGATATTCTTCCGGCGTCAGGTTATTCAGGGATTCATGAGGCCGCTCGCTGTTGTA